GCTATTTGGGTCGGGCTACGTTGTCGGATCATCCTCGTTTCCCTCTGGGAGTGAGATGCACGTAAACGTAAGGCAGCAACTCAGGCATATTTGCTTCCATCCGCGACTGGTTAACACATTGAACATGGGTTGCTCCGCAGAGATGTTTTCCCACCTTGTTTTGCAGCACTGGCACTTGGTACGCTTGTGGAAAAGCCCGATTCTCTTGTTTGCTTCAATCCACTTACCGATAGTCATGAATGGCTTGATAGATTGAGCTTCCACTTGAGTGGAAACCGTTGTTATCTCATCCCATCCGGTTTCTTTTATTTTCAATTTCATGCTGCCACCTTCCTCTTGTCACCGAACCGGTTGGCCCACTCAATTGCAAGCCGTGATTCATCGCTGAACTTAACGCCATGCGTAGCGCCGAAAGCATTTATCAGCTCTATCAGGTCGCGCAGTTCTCCAACGGTCATGCGGCTGGTTGATTGGCCCAGAATGACAAAGCCACCTTCCAGACCCGGTGCTGAGCGCTGCCCTTTCAGTGATGCAGTGAATATGTGCTTCCAGTCCTCACTACTAAGCTTCTGGCCGTGCCATACAACCTGTTTAGCGATATCGCCCAACGTAGCCCAGAGTTTGGCGTTCTGGTCTAACGTGCGGGTTCGCTCTTGGATTGTGATCAGGAGTGGTTTATCAGGATTTACAGGGAGTTGATTTATAAACTGGAGGGCATTTCGCTTGTATTGATCACCACATAATACGAAGACCTTTTTATCCATTTCCCTTCTCCCGCCACCAAATATAAAAATGGAAGAACCAGAAACCAAAACTTGGCACCGGCCCGTCAATCCAATCTCGCCTGTAACCGAAATAACGAACGTTGCGCGGTAACGTGTTCCAGCAAAGTATCTCGTTACGGTTTATTCGGATGTGTGTTTTCATGGCTTCTCCGGCGCGGCGGGTAGTGGCATCCAGTGAGATGGGCGACAGGCTACCGAAGTATCTTCGTGTTGCGCATACTGAAATTCGCCATTTCCAATATGGAAAGCAACAAACTGTTCGCGAGTGTCTGAACAATAAACTTGAACATCAGTTCCCCGTTCAGGTCTATGGTCACTGCACTTAACCCAACCATCCGGTATCTCCGGAGAGTTCAACTGTGGATCGGAAGAGAGTGCCTTTCGCAAATCTTTTACCGGGACTGAATTACGATTAATAGGAACCAATTGTTCGGGGTAATTGTCGAGAACAGCTAAAAACTCATTCACTGCATCGGCTAATTCATTAGGCTCAGCCCTCTTTGCAGCTAACGCGATTCGGGCTAGGGCTGCAAGATATTCACCGGCAACTCGCACTCCGTCATGATGGTCTTTCGCTGCTTCCCCTGCCGCAATCCACTTTTCAAGCCGTTCTACTGTGAAACTGTCTAATTCTTTCATTATGTTAGCTCCTCAATGCGAATTGACATCACACCAGACATTTTCCTCATGCTGATATCTTGTTGTGTCATTCGCATGCAAAGTGGTTTGCCGTATGACTTCTCGATTAACGCCAAAACAGAACGCCCAAACTCAGCGGCTGCGGCTATGTCACCATCACCAGCCGAAAAAGTTTCATCCTGTACAGTGGTGAACATTTCAGTTCCAGTTGATGAGAGTTGAAAATCTATCAGCCCCCGGCTTTTTAGCTCCTCAGCGGCATTCATTACGGCATTGTCAAAATGCGCGTCTGTTTTCATTCACTCTCTCCCCTTTTCGATTTCCGCTATCAGCAAAAGCACATTCTCAGGCGTTACCTCGTCTTGCCATTTGTCTGATGTGTCACTGGACTCGCGGAACATGATTTCTTCGTGAGCTACGGCTTTAAGGTCAGTAATTAATTGTTCGATTGACTTACTCATTCACTCTCTCCAAGATTCAATTGCATTCCCTGTGGCGTTGCTATCCAGCCGACGAGAACCACGAAGCTAGCAAGACCCATCTTTTTCAATGACATTCCAGTCCTGTCACTGAATGACCGTGATGGGGTGCGCCCTTTTTGTAGTTTTCTGATGAACGTTTTTTGTGTTGTTGATAATTTAGCTTCCATCGATAATTTAGTTTTCATTCACTCTCTCCCAGTGCTTGTTCTACCATTGCGGCCCATTCATCATCAGTAATGCCATAATTACCCATCCATCTAGTTATGCCCATGTAGAAATATGGAGAGCCGCGAAGACTTGGTTGCTTATGATTACGGAAACTTCTGCGCCATTCACTTCCGACTACGCAATCACTATCTCTTCTCGGCCCTCTAATTCTTATTGCACAATCAGAATTTTTGGAATCGACCAGAACGACATAACCGTGATAACTAGGAATAACCCACGAGTCGGAACCGAAAACTACAAAGTGCTTTGTCTTTCGCCGACCCTTAAATATTCGCTGAGGGATGATGCTGCCTTTTTTAAAGAACTCGGCGCGCGCTTTAAGTTCTGACACTGTTAAGTTACTCATTCACTCTCTCCCTTGATTCGAATACCGGCAGTGCGGAGATTCTCGATGACGTCATCTTTCTCCATGTATTCAGGGCTTTCATAGCCAAGATAGAATCCTGATTTAGGCAACTCCACCACAAGACTCTCTCGCGACGCTTGCCATGCCTGCCACGAACAGTGAGTTGATGAATACGAATAAACATTGCTGTCTGGAATAAGGTCCATTTTGTATCCGTTTTCTTCGGCCCACTTCTCAAACTCTTCCCGCGATTTAGTTATGTCCATCATGCAGCCCTCGACCGGTAGCTATCCCACGTAAACGCCAGCGTACAACCGCCGCCATCATTCATCCGATCAATCACTCGCTCACCGATAAAGGCGCTTAGTTCGTCTTTCGGCAGGTTACTTATCAGGATGGTTGGGCGCATTTTTTCGTAGCGGGTATTGATGATTTCAAACAGAATTAACTTTTCAGACTCAGACCCAAACTGAACGCCAACTTCATCGATGATCAACAGGTCAGGGTTGGTATAAGCCTCGATAACTTCCTGCTCAGTGACCTCAGCGTTCTTACCCCATGATGACTTGAACTTTCGGGCCACCCGTAAAGCCGTAGTGAACAATGCTGAGCTTTGGTGTTCGGTGATGACGTGCTTTGCAATTGCCAGAGCAAGGTGATTCTTACCGGTACCCGGTTTCCCTGTCATAACCATGCCGCCGCCCTGCTTCAAGCGCTCTCTCCACTTGGACGCGTAGGCTTTGCAAACATGCAGACAGCGAGCCGCCTCATCGTTCTGGGGATGATAGTTTTCCAGCGTGGCGCTGGCGAACCGGTCTGGCAGTTGCAGGTCTGCCATCAGTCGCTTAATGTTTGCCTGTTTAACTCGGACATCCTCGCCAGCCTGTTTTTCTTTCAGTGACTGAAGCTTTTCCATCAGGCAGGACGGGCAGGATGTTTTTGTCTGCAAGCTGCCCAAGGCTTTCATGGAGCGAACAAGTTGCTGAAATACCCCATGAGTGTCACAAATTGCTTGGCGATATTCGAACACCGTTCCCTCGATAACCGCCGCTGGTTTCTTGATGTTTTCCAGAGAGGTTTCAAGCTTGGCAATCTCTTCTACGTAACTAAGCATAATCATTCCTCCACCCAAGCAGGTGCGTCAGTAGTCCCGTAATTCTTGGTAGAGAACTTCTCTGCTACCGGAGTCTTACGAGGTTGGCTGTAAGTCGGCTGTTTGTTCTGGTAGTTAAGCTTGGCGCTTGCAGTCGTAAACCAGCTCTTCGGCTTTTCGTGGGAAAATTCCAGATCCAGCCTTGTCAGCTCGACAACTAGGTCAATGTTCGGGAACAGAGACTTCCAGCAATCGAAATCTTTCTGGCTCAGGCGAATTACTGAACCCTCGAATGCATAGCGGCTTGCCATCTGGTGAACATCGGCTTCTTGAGGTTCTGGTGGTAACTCATCTTGCTTAGCAGGTGGCAATTCATCATCAACCTGGCAAGGCGCGTCAGCGGCTTGGGTGTTGAAGGGAATCAGGATAGGGGAATCAGGAATCAGGTTAAGGGAATCAGCAGGATTTAAATTGTTATGCTCTGGTTCTTGCACCGTACTTGCACCGTACTTGTATGGTGCTTCTTTAGTTTCAATAGGTTGCATTACTTGTTCTGGTATCTCACTGGCACTTTCTTTACAGTGTGGGTTCTGGTGCTTCTTCCAGTTATTAATCTGAACGTAAGCGCCGCCATCTACTGAATAGCGAGTAATGAAGTTATGCTGGTGCAATTGCTGTAGCAGCTCATCGCAATCAACATTGTCGAACGGTAATACAAGCGCCTTAATCTTCTTGGGGCGATCATCTAACCGCCCTTCTTTATCTGCGATAGTCCACAATCCGGCAAACAGCAATCGTGCATAAGGACTACACTCTGCCAGTTCATCGTTTGTGAAAAATCCGGGTTTGATATTTCTGGATCTAGCCATTTAAAACTCCGCTTGAAGTTGTGGGCCACAAATTCCAATAGCTTCTTGCGTTGCCTGGAACTCTTTCTGGTCTTTCTCCATTTGCTCTCTCCACTGCCATTCCGCGCCCTTGACCGCAAACATCTGGTCATCAGAAAAAACAGCAGAGCAACCATTCTTATTGAGATTATTCACGATCAACTCTGCGCCAAGCCTCATCAGCCTTTCGGCAATAGCCAGTCGATCACCAAAGGTTTGAATACCAATGTCTTCAAAGAGAGATGGAAGATTGAGTTCATCGAGTGATTCAAAACTGATAACGTCGTATGTATCAGCTAGCATCTGGACACTTGTGGATGCGTTTGCTTGGGTGTGTTCCTCGCAAGCCGTAATCAATTCATCCAGATCGTCCTCGAAGAACTCTCTCGATTCATTTACTCGAAAATCTGCGAGGTATGAATGCACAGCAGCCTCTGAATTGGCTGCTGATTCACAATGAAATGTTGCTTCAATCTTGAATGGGGCTGGTACACCTGTAGCTGATGACAACTCCTTGCACCTAGCTTCAGGGCTCGTTGTTGTCATGCCAATTTTATAGATTCCAGGCATGTAATCATTGCTGAGAATGTATACCCAACCATTCATTCGAAACCCATCAGGGATGGACATCTCATTTATTATGCCGGGTTGCTTAATTGATGCATTTAGATGCATAATTACTCCTGTGAATTGATCCAGTTAATTTGCATTGATGCCCTGACAGTTGACGCTGTTGGGGCATTTTCTTTAGAACAATGCTGGAGTCCTGTTGACTGGCTTCCTAGCCTTGGCTTTCTTTGCTTCGGCCTTATCAGCCGCCGTTGTGTTCTTAATTGCCCACGCCTTAGCCAGCCGTAAGCAGTCATCAAACATCTTTCCCTTTGCGCTTGCCTGTGAGCAGCGCCGATAGTGGTCAACTCCAAAATTCGCCCCCCCCTGAGCGATTGGTAACGAGTACCCAGCCGCTAGAAGCTCTTGCTTGATGTTGTGTTCGATAAATTGGATGTGGTTCACTAGAGCCTCCGTTAAGCGCTAAACCCCACTGATTGGTTGTTATGCTGCGTAAGCAACTCAGCTACCGACCTAGCAAGCCGGTTAAGTTCCTCGTCCTCCACTCCGTATTCCAATATCGCCAGCATCATGCTCACCTGCTGGAAAAAGCCGTGCTTCCACTTGCTTATCCGTGACTCATGTATGCCCATCTGAGCAGCAAACTTCCCCTGCCCCATCATTGCGATTTTGTTCAGTAAAGTGGTCTCAATCTTCATTGCTTTCTTGCTGTTACTTGCACGTTCCATTGCGTACTCTTCCCTTGTTAGATGTTGTTACGTGACAAAGCTGTGAGCTTGTCACTTTGGTGTGCTCCGCAAGCGGCAGAGCTGGACTGATTGTGTAAAGAGCGGTAGTGCTTAAGCTGCGTTGTCTCGTACGGTCATGAATACAAGGCTTTCTTTAGTTACTGGTGCATACTTCCCAATTAACTTTGTGCCTTTTTCAATTGCTGCAGCACGCTTAGGTGATGCACGGCGAACACCGTAGGCAATCAAGTTCATGTAACCGACGGAAGTTCCAACAAGTCGAGCAAGAGCGGCCCACTCGTCCTTGTCGGCAGATTTGCGCCAGCGGAGTAAATCATTGCTCATTTTATTTACCTTCTTTGTTAAAGATAAAGTCAGTTTATCTCAAAGATAAATTAATAACAATGCGAATTTATCAATTTGAATATTTATCAAATTGCTAATACATGGGAACATCTAGGGATGGAAACTAAAGACTTCAGACGCAATAATTTGCGCACCTTAATGGATTCATATGTCCGTGAGGGAAAGACAAAGGCTCAGTTTGCAGATGCTATTGGATTGCCAGCATCTCAACTTAGTCAGCTTATTAGCGTAAATGCCACCCGTAACGTAGGGGACATAATAGCGCGCCGCGTAGAGGCTAATCTGGGCTTACTGCGGGGGTGGCTAGATGTGCCACATTCTGATGTTTCTTTTGATTTAGATAACGATTCAGGTAAAGAAACCAATAAAGACAACCCTTTTAACTTGCAAAACTTAGCCAGAAACTATACTGATCATCCATACAGGTTAGAGTTGTTGGATACAGAGCATAGTTGCGGAGGTGGGCGAGTGAATGGTGATTACCCAGACATAATTCAATCTATTGAGGTTGATCCAGAATATGCTAAACGCATGTTTGGAGGGAGGCCTGCATCATCACTTAAGCTAACCACCGCTGATGGCGATAGCATGATCGGGACGATAGACCCAGGTGAACTGGTTGTTATAGATGTTACCGTGAGAACATTTCGTAGCGATGGTATCTATGCATTCACTTATGGTGAGGGTTCACACATCAAACGGCTGCAAATGTTAAAAGACAAAATAGTTGTGATCAGCGATAACGAAAAATATGATCGCTGGGAAATAAATGCAGACAATGAAGAAACCTTCCACATAGAGGGATTTATTGTTGGCAAATGGCAAATGGCCTACTCTCGATTAGGTTGATCCCCGCAAGATTGATAAACAAGCCAGCCTAGAGCTGGTTTTTTTACGCCCATAATAAAAAAAGATAAATTATTTTATCTTTACCATTCATATATTTATCAAATTTATCGTCAATAACCCCCAATTATTTATCATTTTGCTATTTACCATTCTTTATCTTTGAGATAAATTAAACCCATCGAAACGAAACATCGATGCGGCAGACAGGAACTACTCGCCGCGCCAGTCAGGACGACAGGCTGCTCATTAACAAAGCGGGGGACGACAGCAGAGATGCTAATCAATCCTCGTGACGGACTTCTACCGCCGCTTGCGGTAGAACAAAGAGAAGTTGGCTTTGGACTGGATGATTCACAAACAACCTCGCGGGAAGAATGATGTGGTGCCGCGCATCCAGTACCAAAGCCAATCACCGGAGGTAACCATGATTCAGATAATCACCAAGCGTAAGAAAGATAACGCCAAGTCTCGTCGTTGCCGCCAGCGTGGTGAGCACTACGCAGCATACAAGGCCGAGTGCGATGAAAGTCGTGCAATGGCAAGCCGTATTGAAGCAGCGTTCACAAAGCTCTCTGAGGGCTGCACATCGAGGGTATGTAAAGCAACGATGCCTATTCAGATTCGCAGCACAGAGCGACCAAGCGCGGACAATATATGTTTGCCTGAAGTAGCTAAGTTTGCAGCAGGCTTCCGTAAGTCAGAATCATTAACAGCGAGGTAGGTATGAATATTGATGATTTAGTTGGAAAGGAAAGCAAGGAAAGCTTGATCCTTAAAAGCCTGCCACCAGAAGAGGAAGCAAGGCTTTTAGGAGTGATAAGGGATGTTATTGACGAAAGATTTAGAACACTTGAGACAGGATTGCGTCAATCACTTCTTGTCGCTTCTGAGCGTTGCTAGCGACAGATGAATTGCCAAGAGTATTCATTGCTATGTTTCGTTCGATTGTTTTTAGCTTTACATCGGCTTTTTGGTTCGGCTGAAGCTGATTTATGACGTTAATCAGTATGTTTTTAAGTACTAAATTTTCAGCCTTAAGGTCATCAATTCGCTTATCCAAATCACTAACAATGAAGTCTGTCGTTTTATCCGACATCAAGAATATCCTTTTATTAACTGTGGAATAACCAACATATCAATTTCCTTTGACTGTGGAAAGCAGGGAAACCACGGCTGGGCGTGGCTAAATATCCCAGCACAAATTATAGGAGGTCACTTAGGTGTCCTTTTTATTGCCTAAATTGGCGTAACTGAGGAATGAATGATGGCGTACAAGTTAAATCAAAAAATCAAGACTCACATTGCTGATATGGCAACTCGAAATAAACATAAAGCAACCTTCGATAAAGCATTTGCAGCTTTCAAAGAAGATGCATATCAGCAGCTTTATAAGAAATA